CCCGATGAAACAGACGAATCAGTGGCGAAAGCTCTTTCATTGGCAAATCTTTTGGCAGAACTGGAGGCGGAATAATGAACGATAGAAAACTATTGACAGAATGGCTAGCATTTGATTACTCTCCAGAGATGATCAAAGAATCTCGCGAGGCCAACGGCGGTAAATTAATGATGAAGGGTATCTTACAAAAAGCAGATACACTCAATCAGAATGGGAGAATTTATCCGATTGAAATCCTTGAGAGAGAGGTAAGGAATTACCAAAAGTTTATCAAGGAAAACCGTGCGCTGGGAGAATGTGATCATCCTGACAGTTCTGTGGTTGAACTTAAGAACGCATCACACATCGTTCGAGAAGCATACATGAATGATGGTGTATGTTACGGAGTTGTGGAACTGCTGGATACACCAAGCGGAAAGATATTACAAAGTCTGGTAGAATCAGGCGTAACTTTAGGAATCTCATCAAGAGGCGTTGGATCAACTCGCCGTGAAGGTGATTACGATGTGGTTCAAGACGATTTTCAACTGATTTGTTGGGATTTCGTTTCAGAACCTTCTACGCCAGGCGCCTTCATGATGAAAGAAGGAAAAGATTTTACGCGGGAAGATCTGAACAGACACTTTACTAAAACCGATAGAGTTGATAGGTTGATCAACGATATCATTTCTTGGGAGAATGACTAATGGGACAATGGGTAGGACCAGGTATCGGAGATGTGGGATCTTATCAGGTCTCAGGAACTCCTTTTGTTTTCGTAGTTGGCGCTGGAGCAACTAAAACAGCTACTTTGAGCTATGTAACGTCGGAAGTCCAAATAAATACTTCAGGTGTAGGAAGCACTGTTCACTTTGGAGACGTAGATTCAACAACTTACACATTGCCCGCGGGCTTATCAACTTTTCGAGTGAGATGTAAAAAAATAGTAGTCGTTTCTGCAGGAGGAGTGACAACCAGTGTTTGTGCTTCTCTAACAGGCATCGAAGCAAAACACCTTGACCAGCATGATCAGGACGATTACGGAACAGTCGCGTAAGGATAGAAAATGGCTAAGTTAACCAAAACCGCACTTAAATCTCTTGTGAAGGAATGCTTGGTCGAGATTCTCGCTGAAGGAATCGGATCAACTTCAACTTTGCAAGAAGACGTGAAAAAATCATCTATAAACGTAGAAGCAAGAAGACGAGCAGAAGAGAAAAGATTGGAACAACATCGGAAAAAATTTGAAGTAAAAGTTGACAACACAGTTAACGAACTCACTGACGATCCGATAATGCAGTCTATTTTTGCTGATACTGCTAAAACCACTCTCCAGGAGCAGATGCAACATGACTCTCGACCTGGTTCTTCTATGAGCCAACCAACACCAGAAATGATGTCAGGCGATTCTGCAGGTATAGATTTAGGTAACTTGTTCAACGATGCTTCTTCAAACTGGTCTCAGTTAGCTTTTGCAGAAAAGAAGAATCGATAATTTCGGTTTGAGAATATGTATAGATTAGAGGGTAATTCTGTTGCCTGTTCATTTTAAGGAGAAAAAAGATGTCTAGAAGGGTAAGAAAACTCACAGCAAATTCTCTCAAGAGAATGATTCAAGAAGAAGCAAGGAAACTACAGGTTGAAACTTCTGATCCAATCGCAGCAGGTGTTGAAAAGATCGAGAAAGTAAAGGCTGAAGAAGTAGATGCAGATGAACTCGCAGGTTCTCTTGAGAAAGATATTGATTACATCAAAGCACTTAAAATACATGAAGCTAGACTGATGTCAAAGATTAAGAAAATTAAAGAAGCTAAAAATCTTCTAAGCAAAAGAATAGCAGATAAAATTTAAGGAGTAAAAAATGGCCTCACACAAGCAAGGAACTGTCGAGCCACCTATCACAGATAGAGCTATGGGAAGAGCAGGATCGAACGATCTAAAAGCATGCTTTGCATCAAGCCCAATACATACAGGAGACTTGACTGCTGATTCAATAAGAGAACAATATCAAAAGGATGTCTTGGACGGAGTCATTAACGATGGTGGCCACACATTTGGTACGTATGATCCAAACTATGTAGACGCACCCGATTTGACAGATGTCGAGACCGGCGGAGGCGGACTGCCTGCTAGTCCGTACGTACCAAACCCAGTTTCGCCAGGAGAAGGTTCTATAGATCCATCTGATCAAGCCAAAGCACCTGACGGTTTTGGATCGACACCTTCAGCAACTCCTTTCACCGGCGTAGGGTCTCAGTTATCACCAAAAGCAGCAGCCGAAGCAATTTCGAGACAGACTTTGGGGCAATACGGTCTAGGTAAGAGTTCTTCCTAAGGAATAAGAAATGTCAACAAAACAAAATATGTTGCAATCATCTTTTCCTAGGTACGAGGAGACAGGAGTTCATTCCACGTCTAATAACGAAAGATTGAGAAGTGCCTATCCTAACAGCCCGATCTATTCGGGAAAAGGTACACACATTGATGATTTCTCTGACGATGGAATTAAAACTTGGTACGAAGAAGAAGTTTTAAACGGAGAGTTTCCTCCTGACTCGGAATTCAACGAAAGCAATTACGACTATTCTCTTTCTCCCAGTATTCCAAACACGGAACCGCCAGAGGGAGAAGCGAAACCTGGAGAACCCGGATCAACCGTGGTCGCTTCAGGGAAGGGTCCTAATGTTGCAACCATAAATCTCGACGATTTAGCCTCAAATGCCATGGTTGACCCCACATCTCCTAGTACTCCTCCGGGTTCTGGAGCAGGATCGGATGTTTCTCCTAAGGACGCTGCTCCCTCTATTGCAAAACAAAGTGTGTCTGTCCCAGGAGTTAAAGGATCTTCTGGAGCCAAATAAAAAACATGCCGAAAACAAGAATCGCAAAATCAGTTAGTGAACCTTCTTTTTCTAGATACGACTCTAGAAACGACCTGGGATATGGAAGGACCACGGCAAAATTTCACAAATCTAGATCAATGGGAGGATCTTACCCATATCAAGAAAAATCTGAGTTTGATGTAGAAACTGATTGGGAAGATGAAGACTCTCAAGGAGCAATAGATTCAAAAATTCCGCAACATCATAAATCTGATCCGTACTCAAAGAAGGGAACAAATCCTTTTTATTTTGCAGCTGGAAACACGAAGCTGTCCGACTGTTTTTTCAGAACTGATGAGATCTTAGAAGAAGTGCATGCTTTATCAAACTCTTTGGTTCCTATTCCAGGAATGACAAAAAAAAGAGGCAATTTCTCCGGTGGCACAAGAGTTGGGTCAGGCGCGATATCGTCACAAAACTTTAGAAGAACTGGCTCTGAAAAAGGATATGCAACGGCTCCTCCTGAAATAAAATATGACAAAAATGTTAACGATGAAGACAACGTAATATTTAATTTAGAAGATCTGGTCAAAAAACTGGAGATAGAGACTGGTAACTTTAGGCTCTATGGTGAATAATTAGTGAACAGACAAGGTGACATTAAATGAGCAAAACATTGTTTGAAGAAGCTGTAGCAGATGCTAATAAACTCAGAGAGCTAGCTGAGGAAACGGCAAAAAATAGAGTCGTTGAAGCTGTCATGCCTCAAATTAGAGATATGATTAACAAAAAAATACTGGGTGAAGATCTAGATGTTGATGACGAAATGCCATCAATGGAAGATCTAGAGGTCGAAGATCAAGTAGAAGTCGAGATCGAACCTGAAGATTCTCCTGCTGTGAACATTCAAGTAGATGGGAATGTTGAGATTGACTTGGAAATTGAAGGCAATGATGAAGACCTCGTAATGGATCAAGCCATGGCTGAGGCTTTGTCTTTGTTAATTAGAGGAGAAGAACCTCAAAAATCTGAGTTTGAAACAAAGCTTGATAAGTTATCAGAAAACGTTTCAAAACTTTCCTCTATATTAGAATCTGTTGATAAGCGTCACCTTACAAAACAACAGATTAAAAGATTAAATTTAAGTTATATGTATTGTCTTAGAGAAGCTATGAAGCTGAAGTCTGAGGTAATTTTGGTAGAAAATACGACTCAAGAGAGGCTTGAGCGAAGACTGACAGAAACAATTAAGGAGATAAGAAACATGTCGAAGTCAAATCGTCGCAATATTTTCGACTTCCTCTTCGAAGCTGAAGATGAGAAGAAGAAAGTAGAGGAACTCGAAGAGGCCGAGCTCTCCCTTGAGCTATCGGCCGACGAACAGGAAGAACTTGCATCTGCAGAAGATGCAGATGCAGTAAACACAGCTCTCGAGGATATCTTAGGTGATATTTCTCTTGAACTTGCCGGCGCTGAAGAAGGCGGAGAAGAAGGTGAGGAAGAAGAGGGCGAGGAAGAGCCTATCGAAGCCGAAGAAGGCGAAGAAGAAGATACTGATCTTGAAGAAGGCGATATGCTTGAGATGGGTCACATGGACGAAGGTGAAGACATGGACGAAGTCTATGAAATTGACGAAAACATGCTTCGAAGAGAACTTGCTTCCATGATGAACGAAGAGGCAGCAGCTGATGCTGACCCTGTTCTTGCACACGGTGGCGAAGAGATTGGTGACGTTCTTCTAGATATCTCTGAAGATGATTTGATTAACGCTCTTGCTGATGAGTTAGGATCAGTTTCTGAGTCTAGACGACCAAGAAGAAGATCCGGATCACGAGCACTTACTGAAGCACGTAAAGAAATTGCTCAATACAAGGAAGCAGTTGCAGATCTTAAGGGTCAGCTTGTTGAAATGAATCTTTTCAACGCTAAGCTTCTTTACGCCAACAAATTGATGCAAAACAAAGATTTAACCATGAAGCAGCAGAAGGCTATTGTCGAGGCTCTGGATAATGCTAAGACCCTTCGTGAAGCAAAGCTTCTTTTTAAGAGTTTGACGGAGTCCCTCAACCGAAGAACTGGTTCTAAAAAGTTAACTGAGGGATCATTGAGAACTATCGGATCTTCTTCCAGATCAACCCGTTCGGCAGCACCAACGCCGGCAAACAGTGGGTCTGAGGCGGATAGATGGGCAGTTCTAGCTGGATTAACTAAAGACATTAAAAAATAAGGAGAAAAAAATGTCAACGTTTTCATTGGAGCAGCTGACTGAAGGAATCCGCCAGAGACATCTCGGATCTCAGAACGTTCAGCTCGTAGAAAAGTGGGCTCGTACGGGTCTTCTTAGAGGACTCGATGGAGTCAAAAGAGAGAACATGGCTCGTCTCATGGAGAATCAGGCAAGCCAGGTTCTTAAAGAGCAATCATCTCTCTCAACAGGTGGGGGAAACCTTGCCAACAGCGGCGACATGCGTGGTTTCACGAACATTGCTTTCCCGATCGTAAGAAGAGTTTTCGGAGGCCTTATTGCTAACGATCTCGTAAGCATTCAGCCAATGAGCCTTCCTTCAGGACTGTTGTTCTACTTGGACTACACAAGAGGAACAGTCGTAGGTGATGTTTCGGGCCAAGGAGCTAAGTATAATACTGGATCATCAGTTTATAATAGTCCAGTAGGATCCTCAGTTCAAGCAGGATCTGATGCTGTCGGAGGTCAGTTTGACCTTGCGGGATTGGCTTTCTCTAGAGCACACAAGACAGACACAGCTCTAAAAGCGGAAATTTTGTTCACTGGATCATTTGGATCGGACGCCGCTTTAAGTGGGAATCGAGACGCAACATGTCTACACGCTACAGGATCAGACGCGAAATTTTTGCAGTTTGACCCGCAGATCCTTGCCGCGATCGAGAGTAATGCAAATCCAGGTATTGCACCGGGTAATGGTACATACAAGTTCATGATCGTTGATACAGCTGCTATGCCAAATCTCGACGGAACTCTTGTGAAGGAAGTTGCTGCTATCGCAACAGACGGAGATGAAGCAGCAGTCGAACTCAAGCCGATCGGAAACGATGCAAACGGCAATCCGATCCAGGAAGGTACTGCTGTTCTGAACGTCAGACGTTTGAATCAACTTGGAAGATACTCAGGTGGTGTCTTTACTCCTGATCCTCTTGTTTCAATTACCCACGCTGATGCAGCTGTATTGATGGTTGTGTCAGGTGCAGTTGACAACGATAAGGACCGACCGGCGGACGGCAAGGTTACATTAGCATATCCGATGTCTGCAGAACTTGCTTCATCTGATGGTAGCTCATTGGTTGTTCCTGCTTTCGAATCTAACTTCGGAACAGATCCTTCACCTGAGATCCCAGAGATCGATATCAAGGTCGAGGCACTTCCAGTTGTTGCCCAGACACGTAAGTTGAGAGCACGTTGGTCACCAGAGCTTGCTCAGGATCTTAACGCTTACCACAGCCTTGACGCTGAGGTTGAGTTGACCCAGATCCTTTCAGAGCAGATTGCTCTTGAGATCGACAGAGAGGTTCTTAACGATCTTCTCACACAAGCTGGTGCTGCCAACTACTACTGGTCACGTGCACCAGGTCGTTTCTTGAACAAGGAAACAGGTGCGGTTTCTAGCGTTGGTACTTTCACTGGTACAGTTCGTGAGTGGTATGAGACTCTCGTAGAGACGATCATCGACGTCGCAAACCAGATCCACAGAAAGACACTTCGTGGTTCCGCTAACTTCATTGTTGTTGGACCAGACGTTGCTACTATCCTTGAAGCAAGCGTTCTTTACAAGCCATCATACAGCCTCGACGGTGACGGACAGGTTAGTGGCATGGTAATCGGCGCTGAGAAGGTTGGTACCCTTTCAAATCGTTTCACGGTTTACAAGGACCCTTACTTCCCACGCAACAAGGTTCTTGTTGGTTACAAGGGCGGAAGCTACCTGGAGACAGGATACGTTTACGCTCCGTACGTACCGCTGATCGTTACTCCAACGATCTTCGCACCAGAGGACTTCACCCCACGTAAGGGTGTCATGACTCGTTACGGTAAGAAGATGGTTAGAAGTGACTTCTACGGTACCGTTACATGCGCCGACATGAGCGTGATCTAATAAAAATTTAGATCAAAATGCATCTGGGGCGTCCTGAAAAGGACGCCCCTTTTTTTTTGAGAAGAGACTGAAAAATCTATCATACTTAAAAGAGTTATGCCTAAGAAATTCAAACAAACACAGTCTGTATTGGGAGAGTTAAAATCTCTGGTTGATGTACTCACTGATAGAGATGTACAGATCAAAAGAGACTTTCGACTTTTTGAGGATTTCCTAGAAAACTTTCCCGTACCTGTCAGTATGTGGTCTGCAAATTTGTCCGGAGAAATTTTAACAAAGAGAAACAAAGGATTCTTTTGCAAAGAAGGAAAAACTCTTCTGGAGGTTTTTGACTGTCCTGATCTTGGTGATAAGATCATGAAAACACACATCAATTCTTCCAAGTCATCAAACAGTATTCTAGTCCAAAAAGCCGATCGATCTTACTATGTGACCATCGCACCCAGGAGAGATGATCACGACACGGTCATAGGAGTTTCTGGAATTGCGTGGGATGTCTCTTCTAACAACTTCATATTAAACACCTTGATAGAGATTAAAAGTCTCACAGAGTCAAAATCTGGAACTCATGAAGATATTTTGAAAAAGGTGAACGAGGCGATTGGCAAAAGTCAACTATTTTCTTTAATGACCGCGGGAGGAAGTGATGTCAAGTGATTCGAATCAGAACGGATGGAACGAGTATTCACGGTTAGT